TTGCAGGAGAGTGGCCAAACCCGTTCTACGTGCGAACTGGTGCGAATGAGCGACCTCCTGTTGGTGTTGATATGATGTCGTTCGGATTGACTGAAACGTATTCTGAGTTTCTTGATCAGATTGACTGGATGCTCGAGGCAGATCATGACCGATTAACCTTCGTTCTTGATACTGTTGATAGCCTCGAGGCTCTAGTAATCGACGAAGCGTGCGCGCGACATGGTTGGCAAACAATCAGCGATGGCAAGTTTGCTGAGCCGAAGAATGCTACGGCAGAAATCTGGCGTGAAGTGATCAAGAAGCTCACAGAACTAAAGACGGCTGGCTACGCAGTTGTGTTGATAGCTCATGTGACAACCAAAACCGACCCTGGTGTTACAACCGATAGCTACCCTCGTTATCGCCTTAATCTGAGAATGCAGGATGACGCTAATTCGTTAGCCCATGCTGCTGATATCGTTGGGTTTATTCATCAACGGGTTTCGATCCAAAAAGAGGCGGGAGGCTTTCACAAGGATAACGTCAAAAAACGAGGCGAGGGAAGTGGGGAGCGGCTAATTGGTATCGAAGAGCGTCCCGGCTTTATCGCTAAAAATCGACATAAGCTGACGGGTGCATTGCCGTATAAAGCCGGGCAAGGATATGCAGTTTTCCAGCCCCATATTATTGAGCCGTATGGCCGCGTAGTTCAAGGTGCAGACGCAGAGCAAGAAGCTGCTTAACCGTGCTCCATGACAACGATAACGCGCTTCCGCGCACGCGTGCGGAAGCTAAGAAAATCGGTGCGAAGCACTACTTCACCGGGCTTCCCTGTAAGCGTGGACATATCGCCGAGAGATCGACGAAAGATGCGATCTGTCAAGAATGCAATAGAGAGCGGTCGCGTGAATTTGCACGAGAATACCCCGAAATAAAGAAGAAAAGAGATCATGAATACTATTGGTCGGACCCTGAAGCTCGCAGGGAAACAGCGCGTATTTATGCCGCAGCCAATGCAGAAACAGCGCGAATACGTGCAGCTGAATGGCGGATAGCAAATCCGGAGCGCGCTGCGCACAATGATAGAGTTAAACGAGCAAGAAAGCGTGGCGCAGAGGGTAGTCATACTCTGAAAGAGATTGCAGATCTTCTCAAAAAACAGAACTACCGATGCATTTATTGCGACGCGTCAATCAGAAAGAAGAAAAACCGTCATGTCGATCATATCATGCCACTCAAGTTGGGCGGATCGAATGACATAATCAACATACAATTACTTTGCCCGACTTGTAACATGTCAAAGAAGGCGAGCCATCCGGTAGACTATGCTCGTCGCATAGGACGACTTATCTAACCACACCACCAACACGAGGAACTAACACATGGCGAGACTTGGAACGGCGTTTGACGCAACCCAACACGACACGACGCAGTCGGACTATTCCGAACTGCCGAACGGCACATACAAGATGGAAATCGAGGCGGCCGACGTGGTGCCGACTTCGACCGGCAGCGGCACCATTCTGAAAACAACGCTGAAGGTGCTCGAGCCCGCTGAATATGCTGATCGCAAGCTGTTCAACAACTACAACATTGAGAACAAGAACCCGACCGCTCAGGAAATTGGTCAAAGGCAATTTGCCAGCCTTTGCCGCGCGCTCGAAATGTCTTCGGTAGAAGACACCGACGATCTGCTCTTTAAGTCGTTCACGGTGCGAGTAGCCCTCGGCAAGCCTTCAAAGGACGGCCAGTATCCGGCGCGTGCCGAGATCAAGAAATACTTCTTCCCTGACGAAAACAACGTGCCTGAGCCGAGCATTGACGCTCAACAGCCTGCGGCGGCAGCGCAGCGACCAGCCAATGACAACCGACCTGCAGCGGCAAACAACAACAAGCCCGCGCAGCCTGCAAAAGCTGCGGGCAGCCGTCCTTGGTCTAAGTAAGCACCAAAAAGCTGCCGGTGCTTTCGCGCCGGTAGCCCACCGAACCAACACGAGGAGTTTTTATGGCTTACGAATCCGAGCGCAGACAGATCGATGGTGCGCTTCCGATACGCTTCGACGGTGCGTTTGTTGCTGGTGGCGCAGTCACAAGCGTCTTTACCGGGACTGACATCAATGACGTTGACTTGTATTTCAAATCTCGCCGCGCATTCGAGCGAGCTATTTATGACGCATATGAGGAAGGCCTATGGTGCGTGGCTGCCAGCAAGCGCGCCGTGACCTTCACCGATCAGAGCAACAATATTGCTCAGCTGATGTATTTTGACTTCTTCCCAAGTGCCCAGTCTATTTTTGACGCTTTTGACTTCACCATCTGCATGGGCGCGGTGGATCTGGATGCAGGCGCCAACAGCCCAGATTCCGGATTTACCTTTCATCCTGACTTTCTGAAGCACAACAGCCAGCGCTTTCTGAAATTCAATGCTGGCACTCGCTATCCACTCGCGTCAGCTACACGCGTCCTGAAGTATCAACAGCGTGGCTACACGATAGGCAAAGGCGATATTATGAAAGTTGCCTTGGCCGTTCGGGGTGTGAAAATTGAAACTTGGGAAGATCTGAAAGACCAGATCGGCGGCGCGTATGGTGACAAGGTTGTGTTGGGTAATGAGGACAAGCCCTTCACCATTGAGGCGGCTATCGAGGCACTGACTGTTGACGATGCCGAAAGCGAACCATGGGTGCAACCGGCCAACGATAACATGCCGGGCAGTGCCGAAGCGCTGCTGAACCACCTTGCCGATCTCAATGGCATCGAATTTGTTCCGCCTGAGCTTGACGAAGACGGCTGGCCTCTAGCAGCCTAAAAACCAACCACGGCGCGGTCACCAGCCGCGCCTAAACCACCAACACGAGGAGAAGCCCATGCGGGTAACGCTTGACCGAGCGCAGCTAGCGCACGCCTTGTCGACAGTGACGAAGGCAGTTGAAGCCAGAACGACAATTCCTATTCTTGGCAACGTGCTCTTGTCCGCTGACAAAGGACAGTTGAGCATCACCGGCACAAATCTTGATCTGGAAATCAGCACCAGCTTGCCGGTTCTGGATAGCCAGGACGGCACTGTCACGGTCGCGGGTAAGCTGCTTCTGGATATTGCCAAGCGGGCCACAAGTGACGTTAACTTGGAAGCCGACGGCAATCATCTGGTTGTCAAATCTGGCAAAAGCCGTTTCAAGCTGGACACACTGCCAGCTACTGACTTCCCGTCCTTCAATCGCGGAAGCTTCGACACCACGATCGAAGTGGATCTCGCTTCGCTCGTGCAGACAGTCCAGTTTGCGGTCAGTACCGAAGAAACCCGTTATTACCTGAACGGCGTATTTCTGGAAGCCAAGGACGGACATATCGTTGCCACAGCGACAGATGGGCATCGTCTCGCGTCAACACGCATTGAACAGGAGGCCGCGTTTGCTCCGGTCATTCTGCCTAACAAGCTGCTGTCATTGCTGCCGACCGGCGTTGTGTCGGTTTCGTTGTCGTCGAACAAGGTGATGGTCGAGAGCGGTTCGACAGTCATCGTGTCGAAACTCGTCGACGGCACATATCCAGATTACGAGCGCGTCATTCCAAAGCCATCGGAGCGTGTAGCTACGCTATCGGCAAAAGCATTGCGCGAAGCTGTTGGACGTACATCAGTTATCGCCAGCGAGCGTGGTAAGGCGGTTCGGTTCTCATTTGCTTCGGATGCTCTCACGCTGAATGTTGCTAATCCCGATCGCGGCGACGCAACTGAGAAAATGGAAGTCAACTTCAGCAGCGAGCCTCTGACGATTGGTTTCAACGGTCAGTATGTCACCGACCTCATGAGTGCATTCGGTACAGATGAAGTCACGATGTCGATGGCAGATTCTGGTTCGCCTGCACTGATCACGTCAGCCGGTCGGCCGGGATACAGGTGCGTGCTTATGCCGATGCGGGTCTGAATATGAGCAAGAATCCATACAAAGACGGCAAGCGCTCGTACCACAATTGCTACGGACAAAATCCATACAGCGATGCATTTAAACGCAGCGAATGGCAGCGTGGTTATGATGAAGCGGAAGAAGCCGACGATGCGGAACGCAATGCGCAAATCTCAAGGTGGAATGACCTTTGGAACGTCCCAGAACGCGCCAAAGATGCATACATCGCCATGGAAGATGACTTCTGCCCGCAGCGAGTGCTGGACTTCATGATTGCGATGTACCCGGAGGCTAGCGAATGACCATGGTTACGTTAAACCCACCCACAGAAACCGCGATTTTCAACGCCGTTGAGTATGCACTGCGGCACGAACCAGTCACAGAAATAGACTCTGACGAGGGCGGGGAATTTGAGATCGAAATCATTGATCCGCATTCCTTAGTGCCTTTCGCAACGTGCTTGCTACGCGAGTTGGGAGTTACAAGCTGATGCCTAAGTTTTCAGTGCGATACACCTTCCATGGCAGATCATCCACATTCATTGAGGCCGAAAGCCTTGATGCCGCCAAGTCTAAGATAGATGCGGATATTGAGCGTGATGACTTCGAACTGGATGCCGATGAGCTCGACGATGTTGATTACAACATTTCCGAGATGCACCCCGTAACGCGTGACGGACGTGAGATTTGGACAACATACGTTCGTGACGGAGATATTCGCGGTCATCAGTCATCATTGGAATCGTCACCGCTTTTCGGTGGTTCCTAGTCGTGGCCCCACTCCCCAAACCTCAATCGACAACCGTCGGCGCGATCTATGCTGCTTACGAGGCCCAGGAGAAATCCTGGGACTCATGGGGCATCAGCGTGGGCGAGGCGGGCACCGAATGCGACAGGGCACTTTGGTATGGCTTCAGGTGGGCATCAGCTCAAGAAGTCCATAGCGGACGCCAGCTGCGCTTGTTTGAAACGGGTAATATCGAAGAAGATCGGCTCGTTGCTGATCTCGAGCGCATCGGCGTCGACGTATACGGGCAGCAAGACAAGATCCGGCTTGTATCTGGCTTTGTGCGCGGCAAGTGCGACGGCAAGGCAATGAATGTGCCGGAGGCGTCGAAGACAGAACACCTGTTAGAGTTTAAATCAAGCAATGCCAAGGGCTTCGCGCTGATTGTTAAGGACGGCTGTCAGAAAGCAAAGCCGTTGCACTATGCGCAGTGCCAGCTTGGAATGCATGCCTTCGGTTTGAGCCGCTGCCTTTATCTCGTCTCATGCAAGGACAGTGACAGCCTTTATTCAGAGCGCATCGAATACGATCTTGAATTCTGCCTGCGCCTAGTTGCGCGCTGCGAACGCATCGTGTTTTCGGACATGCCGCCGAGCAGAATTAGCGAAAACCCGGAGTTCTTTGGGTGCACGTTTTGCAAGCACAAGGCCGTCTGTCATCACGATGCACAGCCGCGTGTGAACTGCCGCACATGCCTTCATGCTCAGCCTGAAAGCGGCGGCGATTGCCATATTTCATGCGCGCGATGGGCAAAGCCATTATCGATCGACGAACAGCGCGACGGGTGCCCTGCTCATTTGTATCTGCCGGGCATGGTGCATGGCGAACAGATCGATGTCGACGAGGAGGCGGAGACGATCACTTATCGCATGAAGTCGGGAGAGGTTTGGGTGGATGGAATTAGTAGGAAGGTGGAATGACATGCATCCGGGCGTAAGAGAACGAGTGGGCTTTATCGCCCTCGAAGCTCCATATACAGCCAAAATACAAATAGAAAGGAGTTCTGTCTTCCTTCCATCTTGCTCTAAATTTTAAGATCGCTTGATCCGGGTCGGAGTTAGCACCGCAACCTCTAAGCCGATGCGGTATATCAAAAATGTATGATGCATCTCCGGTATCTGCTCTTCTGATTATATCATCCAATAGCGATACGGTTTCTTTGTGATGCTTAAGAACTTCAACATCACCTTTATATTCTAGCCATATTTTATGGACCAGGAGAGGTTTCCTATTGTGGTTTACAATTTCGAACCTCACGCGAGCAGCGTATTCGCCCGTTTTATAATCGTCTTGATAGGCACTGAAGCTTGCAGAAACGTTTCCTAGGACAGCGTCAGCCTGCCTTTTCGCATGCTTCGAAGAAACGAACGCGAATCCTGCCGCTATGGCAGCTACTACTGCAGACACAACGGAAATGTAATCATTAGGCTTGAGGTCAAAATCCACAATGCTAACCTTACGAAACTACCAGTCAGAAGCAATAGACGCCGTTTTCGACTATTGGCAAGAGGAGGCGGGCAATCCGCTTGTTGATCTTGCGACCGGCTGCGGCAAGTCGTTGGTCATGGCGTCTCTGATCCAGCGCCTTGTTGAAGGCTGGCCTGATATGCGCGTGATGGTCGTTACGCACGTCGCGGAACTGATCGAACAGAATTATCTAGAATTGCTTGGCGTCTGGCCGTTTGCACCTGCAGGCATCTATTCGGCTGGTCTGGGGCGTCGTGATGCGCGCAGTCAGATTGTGTTTGCTGGCATTCAGACGGTTCACAACAAGGCGAAGCAAATCGGACACATTGACGTCCTGATGGTCGACGAGTGCCACCTGATCCCGATCAACAGCAACACGATGTATCGCAAGTTCATTGATGCTCTGCTCGAGATAAACCCGGACATGAAGATTCTCGGACTGACTGCCACACCGTATCGGCTGGACACCGGTCGCTTGGATGAGG